CCTGACCTCATTGAAGCTGAATACTATTGGAATCGTGGAAATAAAAAGGAAGCACTTATTCTTGTGGAAAGAGAATATAAGTGGCTTCGTGGAATTGCTAATCTAGCTAACTAAATACTATTAATTGCGGGGTTGGTATATGGGTTGTGCCCCAGCCTTCCAAGCTGTAGAAGCGGGTTCGAGTCCCGCACCTCGCTCCATTCTCTTTTTATGAGGTATATCATGATTTGGTTTATCGTTTTAAATATCGTTATGAGCAACGGTGATGTCTATACCGATGTTCATTTTCCCAACAAGCCTGAATATAATAACGAGCAAGAATGTAATTCTGCTGGTCAAGAGTTAGTTGATAAGAAGCAGATTGAAATTGGCACAAATGCTGGTACGACTTTTTTCATTTGCAAGTCAATCTCAGCAGATGATATTAAGGCTGCCACTCAGAAGCCTGGACAAAATATCTGATGAACTATGTTTTTGATGTAGACGGTACTCTGACACCATCTAGAGGGTTAATCGATTCTGAGTTTGAATCATTCTTTCTAAACTTTTGTAAGACACATCCCGTCTACATTGTTACTGGTTCAGACTACAAGAAAACCGAAGAGCAATTAGGTGCTGATATATGCTATGCAGTAGAAGGAGTCTTTAATTGCTCTGGTAATCTCTTGGTCAAGAGAGGACTGATAATTCAACAGTATCACTTTAAGCTTACTGAACAAGAAAGAGAAGCACTTGAAAATGAAGCAATGATTTCAGGCTTCTCTGTTCGTACTGGTAATCATATTGAAGAACGTATCGGCACTGTAAACTTTTCTATAGTAGGCCGTAATGCAAACAAAGTGCAGAGACATCAGTACATAGAATGGGACAATGCTACAAACGAACGTAAAATAATTTGTCAGAGACTTAACAGTATGTTTCCACGACTTGATTGTGTAGTTGGTGGTGAGACTGGTATTGATATCTTTTTGAAGGGTAAAGATAAGTCTCAGATTGCAAAGTATGTATATCCATTCACGTTCTTCGGTGATAAATGTGAAACGGGCGGTAATGACCACACAATTTATCTACTAGCTGATCGCGCTCATTGGGTAAGAGACTGGCAAAATACATACGATATACTAAGAGATATAGTAGAACATGAAAAAGAAGATCAAGCACTATAACTCTATCTTTATATCAGACATCCATTTAGGAAGCGAAGGATCACAGGCAGATGGAGTTAACTCTTTCCTTAAAAATCATTCTTGTGACAATCTATTTCTTGTTGGTGATATTATTGATGGATGGAAGCTAAGAAAGCGTGTCTTCTGGCCACAATCACATTCACTTGTCATTCGCCAGATAATCAACAAACAGCGTCATGGTTCTAAAGTCGTCTATCTTACAGGCAACCATGATGAGTTTCTTCGTGAATGGTTAGACGTTTCAATTGACATTGAGTCTATTGAAATCAAAGACACACATGATTATCAGGCACTCAACGGCAAAAGATATTTGATAGTGCATGGCGACTTATTTGATGGTGTTCATAAGGTTGCAAAATGGTTAAGCTATCTTGGTGACAATGCGTATGCTATACTACTCAAACTGAACAAGTTCTATAACAGAGTTCGTCAGTTCTTTGGTTTTGGTTATTGGAGTCTGTCAGCATATCTTAAAGCAAATGTAAAAGGTGCTGTAAACTTTATATTTGATTTTGAAAGCACTCTTTCTGATTATTGTAAGTCTCAAGGCTATGATGGTGTAATCTGCGGGCATATACATACTGCTGTGATCAAAGAAATTAACGGTGTAGAATATATGAACAGTGGCGACTGGGTTGAAAGCTGCACTGCTCTTGTAGAACACACAGACGGTACTTGGGAGATTATCCATTGGACTTCAAAAGAATAGTCATCGTAACAGACGCATGGGAACCTCAAGTCAGTGGTGTTGTTACCACACTCAAAAAAATGGTGGAGTTTGCTAAAAGAGATGGATACGATATCGTTGTTGTTCATCCTGAGTTGTTTAAGAGAAAATTTTACTCTAAGCTTTATCCTGAGATACCATTCGCAGTCCCTTTTGGAATCTCAAAGTATCTCAAATATAAAACTGATACCGTCTATCATATCGCAACTGAAGGTCCGCTAGGTCTTGCTGCTGCTTTCATTCTAACTGCTAAGAACAGAAGATACACCACGTCTTATCATACTAATTGGTCAAAGTTTATGAAAGATGTAGCTAATGTTCCTGAGTGTATTACCAGAACATATATAAAGTGGTTTCATAGAAAGCGTAAGGTGTTCTGTCCAACTGAGACTATGAAACAGTTTATGATTGATAATGAAATTGGTCGCAGACAGATCATATGGCCAAGAGGTGTTGATCCTAAAATCTTCACTGCAAGAATAAAGCCACACCTGAGAGTAACAAAGACTTTGCTCTCTGTCGGGCGTGTATCCAAAGAAAAAAATCTAGATGCTTTTTGCCAGCTACCAGACAAGTATAAAAAGATTGTTGTCGGTGATGGACCATACAAAGAAGAACTAGAAAGAAAATATACTAATGTGATCTTTGTCGGCTATAAGTTTGGTGCAGAACTTGCAGAGTATTATAAACAAGCTGACTGTTTTGTCTTTACTAGCAAGGCAGATACATTTGGTGTAGTAATGATTGAGTCTATGTATTGTGGAACTCCTGTTGCTGCTTATCCTGTTCAAGGTCCAATTGACGTTGTGGATAACAAGTATACAGGAATACTAGATAATGATTTAGAAGTCGCTATAGAAAAATGTTTGACACTATCACGTAAGAAGTGTAGTATTATAGCAAGAGATAGTTGGTCGTGGGAAGTTGTTTGGAACATCTTCGTTAATAATTTGGAGAAAGACAAGTGAAAGTATATATTGGACCACATGTAGGTAATCGTTACGTTGCTGATTTTCATTACAAGTATATGAACAAGAAGTACGGATATGAGTGGGAAGAAAGCACCACTCGTTTTGAGAAGCTTCTTGAAAAACTTGAAAGCTGGTGTCAGACTGTTTTAGATGCAACAATCAACAAGCTTATCAGCAATCGTAAGCGTAAGATCAATGTTCGCATTGATAACTATGACACTTGGTCAATGGATCACACGCTGGCACATATCACTCTCCCTATGCTCAAGCAGCTTAGGGATACCAAGCACGGTAGCCCCTTTGTCGATAAGGAAGATTTGCCTGAACATCTTCGTTTCTCTGAAAGAGAGAGTGCAGTTTTTGATCATGGTTGTTTCGACAAGAGTCTGAATGCCACTGAAGAAGAGCGTGAAGCAGTAGACGAAAAGTTTCAATCTCAGTGGCTTTGGGTTATTGATCAGATGATCTGGAGCTTTGAACAGGAACTTGATGAAGATGAAGAGCATAAGAACTTCTATGATCCTTATGCTCCTGATGAAGTGATTGAAACTCCGAAGTACCGTGTTTTGAAAGATGATGGCACTACAATTGAAAAAGAAGTAGAATTTTGGTCAGAAAAGCGTGAGCGTGAACGTGGTAAGTTCAACATGGAAAAGTGTGAGGCTTATCACAAGCGCAAGCAGCTTGGCTTCACTCTCTTCGGTAAGTACTATCAGAACCTATGGGATTGAGCATATAATATAATAACAATAAAGAAAGGATTAATATGCATCCAACAGCATATAACAACTGTAAAAGATTTTATGACTGCTATAGAAAATATTTTGATAATCCTAAAGTGTCAGACATAGGTTCATACAATCTTAACGGTACAGTAAAAGATATTTTTAATGATTGCGACTATCTAGGTATTGACATCGCGGCTGGACCAAATGTTGATTTTGTATTGAAAGAGCCATACAAATATCCATTTGATGATGACACATTTGATATTGTGGTATCAACTTCTTGCTTTGAACACAACGAGATGTTTTGGGTTACGTTTCTAGAAACGATGCGAATTCTTAAGCCTGGAGGAATATTTTATTTGAACGCTCCGTCTAATGGAGGTTTTCATAGATGTCCTGTTGACTGCTGGAGATTTTGGCCAGATGCAGGACATGCTTTGGTCAAATGGGCAAAATATAATAACTTAAATGTTGCACTATTAGAATCATATATAGCACATGATGAAAATGGTGGTAATGACTTTGTTGCTGTGTTTGTGAAAGATGAATCATACGCACAAAAAATGACAGATCGAATCATTGATAGTTACTCTAACTATTACAATGGTAAGAGATATGGAAATGATCAAATTTTCAACAATCATCACATGCTCAACAAAATTGTATGATAAGTAAATAATTTTGGTAATAACAACATGAAGTGTAACACATGCAATACTGAGTATAAAGCTATGCCATATCTTGATGAAACAGAGCAAGCAAATGGTTGTGCTGCAACTCTCTATCTGCATAGTGGCACACACTACATTCTTGCTCATTATGGTTCACGATATGATATGCAACGGTACGCTCTTAAGCGCGGACCATTCTATGATACAGGTAACATCTGCGATAACTGTATAAATAATCTTATCAATGAAGGCAGAGCAAATCTCATTGAAGACGGAGTGTGGTAACTCTATAGAAGGAATAGAACTATGACATACAAGACTATTTCCGAAGAAATACTAAAACAAGCCGCAGAGATTATGGGTCCCGATAGCAACTTTCACACAGCACTGAAATGGGGCGATGACTATAGACAAGCAGGTATGAACCCAGTATATTATACTAATGATGAAGAACGTATGGTATATGTGACTACTGAAGAAAAGATGAGTGGAACTAAGTTTAACTAAGGAGATACTATGAATATTCTCGAAACACAATGGAAGCAGCGTGAGTATGACGGCAAGTGGGAGAAGCTTGCTAAGATTATGGATTATGACAACAAGTATGTCTATAAGACCGAAAGTGGATCTAGAATGACATATACCCCAGAGAAGTGGACAACAGTTGGTGTTTTTGATTACGTAGGAGAAATTGAATAATGGCAGGCAATGTAAAACTTATTAAGTTAACTAACCGTGACGAAATTCTGGCAGAAGTTCTTCACTTCGACAGAGACAATTTGGTGATGAAGAATCCTGTCCGTATTGTGGTACTTGGCACATCTAAGGTCGATCCAAACACACCAAATGTTGGTATTGCACCATGGGCAGAATTCTCTGAAGATAAAGACTTCATGATTGACAGGGCACATGTTCTTTGTATAATGAACCCTGTATCTGATTTCCTTAATCAGTACAATTCTATTTTTGGTGGCATCATCGCACCTTCGAGTAAACTCATTCTTCCTGGAGCATAATGACAAATTCATTCTATACTAATGTGCAGGTATACGGCTCACGTATCCTGTATCGTGGCATCGAAAACGGATTTCGTATAACAAAGAAAATCGATTATAACCCAACCCTGTATGTGTCTTCAAAAACCCATACAGGGTTTCACACTATTCATGGTGAATTTGTTTCTGAAATCAAGCCAGGTAACATTCGTGACTGTCGTGATTTCATCAAGCAATATGAGGGTGTAGAAGGTTTTAAAATCTTCGGTAATCAGCGTTATGAGTATTCGTTCATTGCTGATAACTTTGATGAACATATCGATTGGGACATTGCAGATATAAACGTAGCAAACATCGATATTGAGGTGGGCAGCGAGAACGGCTTTCCAGAGCCTGATGTTGCTAGTGAACCAATCACTGCTATTACCATCAAGACAAAACTTGGCTTTCACGTTTTCGGTTGCGGTGATTTCATCAACAACCGAGAAGACGTTACATATGTGAAGTGTAGAGACGAATTTGATCTGATCTATAAGTTTCTAGATGTTTGGTCTGGTAACAAGAATTATCCCGATATCATCACTGGTTGGAATATCAAGTTCTTCGATATTCCATATCTTGTAAACCGTATTACGAAACTGTGTGGTGAAGCAACTGCAAAGAGACTTTCTCCTTGGGGTGTTATCAACGAGAGACAAGTTAATTTTGGTCCAGGTCGTCAATTTAAGACATACTCTATTTTGGGTATAGCATCACTTGACTATATTGATCTGTATCAGCGTTATGCTCCTAATGGTAAGTCGCAAGAGTCATATAAACTTGATGCGATTGCTAATGTAGAATTGGGTGAACGTAAGCTTTCATATGAAGAGTATGGTAATCTTCACTCACTATATCGTGACAATTTTCAGCTATTCATTGAGTATAACATTCGTGACGTTGAACTCATCGATAAGCTTGATGACAAGTTGAAGCTGATTGAACTTGTTTTGACCTTGGCGTATGACTCCAAAACCAATTATGAAGATGCGTTCACTCAGGTTCGCATGTGGGATATCATCATCTTCAATCATCTTCGAAAGAAGAAGATCGTTATTCCTCAGAACACCACACATCAGAAAGATAGTATGTATGAAGGTGCATTTGTTAAAAACCCTCTCATTGGTATGCATAAGTGGGTCGCAAGCTTCGATCTCAATTCTCTGTACCCTCATCTCATTATGCAGTGGAACATTAGCCCTGACACCATCATTGAGCCGGTGCATTATGATGGAACACTGAGAGAGTTTATCGCTCGAAACACAGTAAACGTTGATAATCTTCTTGAGCAAAAGATTGAAACTAGTGTGCTTAAGACTGCTAATGTGACATTGACTCCGAACGGTCAGTTTTTTACAAAAGAACAACATGGCTTTTTGCCTGAGCTTATGGAAACAATGTACAATGACCGTAGCGCATATAAAAAGAAAGCTATCGAAGCTAAGAAAGAACTTGAAAAAGAAACCGACTCTACAAAACGATATGACATTGAGAAGCGCATTGCACGATATAATAATCTTCAACTTGCGAAGAAAGTCTCTCTGAACTCAGCTTATGGTGCTTTGGGTAATGAGTTCTTTCGTTTCTTTGATGTGAGACAAGCATCTGCTATTACTACAGCAGGTCAGTTGTCTATTCGCTGGATTGAGAATAAGTTAAATGAGTATATGAACAAGCTACTCAAGACAAAGGAGCAGGACTATGTTATTGCGTCGGACACAGATTCTATTTACCTCTCTCTTGATAGATTGGTCAGCAAGACTATTGTTGAGCAGAATCCTAATGCTACAACAAAACAAATTATCGCCTTCATGGATAAGGTCTGTGAAAATCGGATTCAACCGTTTATTGACCAATCTTACGGCGAACTTGCTGAATATGTTAACGCCTACGAACAAAAGATGCAAATGAAGCGTGAAGCTCTTGCTGACAAAGGTATTTGGACAGCCAAAAAGCGTTACATCATGAATGTCTATAACAACGAAGGTGTTGAGTATGCAAAGCCTAAGGTAAAGGTGATGGGTCTTGAGATGATCAAGTCCTCAACGCCAGCATACTGCCGTAAGATCATGTGGGAAGCCATTGATATTGTACTGAACAAGTCCGAAGATGATATGATTGATATGATTGAAACTTATCGACAAGAGTTTAGACGACAGTCAATATCTGATATTGCATTCCCTCGTGGTGTGAATGGACTTGGTAAGTTCGCTGATGCTAAATCTATCTTTGGTAAAGGCACACCTATTCACGTTCGTGGTTCATTGATGTATAATGATCTGATCAAGCGCAAGAAACTAGACAAGACTTATCCAATGATCATGGAAGGTGAGAAGATCAAGTTTCTTTACCTTAAAGAACCAAACACAATTCAGTCTAACGTCATTTCGTTTCCTACGATTGTGCCCAAAGAGCTTGACATAGAGAAGTATGTAGACTATGATTTGCAGTTTGAGAAGTCGTTCTTGGAACCTCTCAAGATCATTCTTGATAGCATAAACTGGAAGACTGAACACGTTAGTTCATTAGAAGGATTTTTTTCGTAATGGCAAAATATGATCATGGTGGTGGATGTCCGTGTGGATTATACAAAGAGTGTGATCCTGGATGTAGAGAGTATAGAAGATCAACAGAATACAAAGATTTTGATGATATCATGAAGCAGATTGAAAATGAACGCAAAAAGCCTTATGTTGAGGTTGTGACACGACCGTGGGGTGAGTGGCAGGTACTTGATGTTGATCAGGGATACAAAGTCAAGCGTCTTGAGATTTTACCTGATCAAGCAATCTCACTTCAGTATCACAAGCATCGCTCAGAACACTGGACAATTGTGCAGGGTGAAGGTAAAGTCATTGTTGACGGTAGCATCTTTACTGTGAAGAAGGGCGAATCATTTCATGTGCCAAAGCTTTCTCTTCATAAGATTGCCAATACTCACCTGAATGAAACACTCATTGCGATTGAAGTTCAGATGGGTGAGATATGCAGCGAAGACGATATCGTTCGCTGCTAAATACCTCGTCACGGAGAATCGTGACATCAACATAATATTGGAGAATCAATATGTCAAATATGTTTACATCCTTACTCAAGGAGATTGATAATGAATACGCTGGCATCGCGGATGAAGGAGTCGAAGCTGGTGATGTTACTGGTTTTATTGGCACTGGCAGCTATAGTCTTAACGCTCTGCTATCTGGTAGCATCTATGGGGGTTTACCTGCTAACAAAGTCACAGCACTCGCTGGTGAACCGTCTACAGGAAAGACCTTTTACGCAATCAACATTGTCAGACAGTTCCTCAGAGAAAACGAAACAGGATTCGTCTTCTACTTTGAATCTGAATCCGCAATATCTAAGCAAATGCTTACAGATAGAGGCATTGACACAAAGCGAGTTGCAGTTGTGCCAGTCGCAACTATCCAAGAGTTCAGAACCCAAGCAGTAAAGATCCTCGACAAGTACATTGAAGACAAGACAAGCAAAGATCGTCCACCAATGATGTTTGTTCTCGACTCACTTGGCAATCTTTCAACCGATAAAGAAATGTCCGACATTGCAGATGGTAAAGACACACGAGACATGACCCGCGCTCAGTTGGTGCGTGGTGCATTCCGTGTTCTCACTTTGAAGCTTGGTAAGGCTAAGGTGCCTCTCATTGTGACCAATCACGTTTACGATGTTGTTGGTTCATATGTGCCGACAAAGAAGATGGG